GAGTCCCTCGTGCCTCGTATACCCAAGACCACCGAACTAGTACATTCGTCTAAACATGGTTTCGACCTAATCAGTGATGAGTACAAGAAACTACTGCAACACGAACACGAAACTACTGTGTGGGGTATTAACGCTGGATGGTCGGCCGAAAAACTACACGAATGGTTGATGTCTCATAGTGCAACCGAAGTATTGGACTATGGTTGCGGTCAAAGTAGTTTCCGAAAGAACATTCCGGTGAAGGGTCACTACAATGTGTTTGAGTACGACCCCGGCATTTCCGGCAAAGATACCCCACCCGAACCAAGAGACTACTTGATATGTATTGACGTACTAGAACACGTCGAACCAGACCTTCTCTATAATGTACTGGAAGACCTTGGACGAGTAATCAAGAAAAGGGGATATCTGACGATTGCAATGTACCCCGCTAGGAGGATATTGAAGGACGGTCGAAACGCACACCTTATTGTCAAAGACCCTTTCTGGTGGATTACTAAACTTCGAGAACACTTCAATATATTGAGTAGTGAACAATTGGGATTGGAACTAAATGTTGAAGTCGGACCAAAATTCTAAAAAACCCCTGTAGAATTGGTATAAATAACTTCATAAGATTTCAACACCTACGTATAGGACCCGAAAATGCCAGCTATAGTAAGACACCCAATGGGCAGAGATATGGCGAAGACTCTACTAGAGGACGTTAAAGTATCTGCCGCTGAATCTTCTACCAACGAATATTATATCGGTATTGGTAAGTCCGATGTATTCAATACGTCTGATTCTGTTATCGATCCAGTGGATTCACCAAGGGATGAACGAGAGTTTCGACTAAACCTACAATCTATCAAAAAGGTTGAGGATGCAATTTTCGTCGCCAAGCGAGTGAACTGGTCATCTGGTACAATCTACTGTGGATGGGACGATGCAACTGACCCAGAACACACACCAGCATGGTACGTCCTCAACGACGCAAAAGAAGTGTATGTTTGTCTAGAACCAGGCAGATCACTGGACGGTACATCTAAACCATCGATGGTAGACCCTAACTGGGGACTATATGCCCCAATGAGTCCTCAGACAGACCCAAACAATCCTGAGTATGATCCTAACCATCGAATGTTCAATGTAAGAGAGTGGTGGAAAGAGTTCAAGACTTCGGACGATTATGTCTGGAAGTTTCTATACTCTATAACTCCAGAGAATATCTACCAGTTCCTATCATCAAACCATATCCCAGTACAAGAACCAGAAGATAGTCTACCACTAGGTGACAACATTGAAGACCTACAATGGATGGTAAAGGATACGGCAGTAGGTGGTCAGATTATTGACGTGCATGTCGTTGACGGTGGTTCTGGATATACCTCAGACCCTACGGTTGAGGTTGTGGGTAATGGTGCGAACGCTACAGTCCAAGTGCACCTTGTCGATGGTGTGATAAAAAGAGCAACCGTAACTTCATATGGTGCTGGTTATCAGTACGCGTCTCTTCACATTCAGGGCGGTGGTGGTCTTGGTGCCGTACTTCGTCCGGTCATCACTGGACCTAACGGTATTGGTTATGACGCTATAGATGATTTGAAAACAAGTTCGGTCCTAATGAACATCAAACCAGACGGTGATGTCAATGGCACATTTACCGTTCAGAACACTTTCCGTCAAATGGGTATTATAAAGAACCCTAAAGAAGTTGACGGAACAACACCTTACGCCGGAGTTTCGGTCATGACATTACCTTCACTTACTTTGACGGGAACTTCTCCTTTCGATGTGGGTGAAAAGATAAGAGGACTCACTTCCGAAGCGGTTGCTTACGTAGACAAATCGGATGGTAATATTGTACACTATCACCAGAATGAATCTACAGGTTTCAAAGTATTCCAGAATGAGACCGTCGAACAAGTTGGTATCAGTGGCGTAGAATCAGAAGTGCAATTGAACTCGAAGAAGAATGGCATCGATCGATTCACTGGTGAAGTACTATATATTGAGAATCGTTACAGAATTCGTCGTGACGAAGAACAACAAGAAGATATAAAGATTGTAATAACCGTTTAGGATAAATCATGGCAGATTTTACAGATAAAACATTCAGAGAAAGTTACCGCGATTATTACAACCCAGACGACGGTTATCATCGTGTACTATTCAACTCTGGTCGCGCACTACAAGCGCGTGAACTAATCGAATCACAGACAATTATCCAAGAGGAGATTGCACGATTCGGACGTAACATTTTCAAAGAGGGCGCACTAGTCAATCCAGGCGGTGCGACCGTAGACAACAAACTAGAATATGTTCGACTAACCGCATCAAGTATGGTAGATGCGAATTGGGTGGGTAAAACTCTATCGACCGAGGCAATGCCGGGTCAGGGTATAGAACTGAAGGTTCTAGAGATTGTCGACGTAACACCAGACGACCCAACAACACTGTATGTACAATACACAGATACGTCTCAAGTGTCCGACAATACCAAAGCACCTCGTGTTGGTGCCGGAGAGATTCTATATCGAGTTGACAATACACAATTGACTATTGAAGTCGATCAGGATGCGGTTGACCCAGAAACCAGTGAAATTATCAAAGCGTCTGGTCGTGGTACTAAGGCATATTTCGCTTCGGGTGATTTCTTCGTACAGGGTCACTTCGTCTACATGGAAGGCGGTAGTTCTTTCATTGACAAATACAGCGCACTACCTACCAAAGACATTGGTTTCAAGATTGAACAAAACATTATCACGTCCGAACAAGACATCGAACTGTTTGATAACCAAGGAGAAGTTCCTAACATCACTGCGCCAGGCGCAGACCGTTATCAAATCAAACTAATTCCTACGACGCGTGACCAAGTATTAGAAGAAGAGAACTTCGTATTCATTGCACGTGTTGTCGATGGAGTTATCACTCGCGAAGTATCTACGTTCGATGCATACAATAGAATCAATGACCTTCTTGCACAACGCACAAAAGAAGAGTCGGGTAACTACGTAGTAGATGAGTTCAAGGCAATTTTCGAAGATAAAGACCTTGCCAATCTCAACCTAGATGTCACCGAAGGTATTGCATACGTTGATGGTTATCGTCTGGAGATTGGTACGACAGACATCAACGTACCAAAGGCAAGAGATTCTGTAGAGAAGAACAACGAACCTGTCCCTGCTGTATATGGTAATTATATCTACATCGACGGATCAACCACAGAAGGATTTGGTCGTTTAGATACGTTCGGTCAAATGGAATTGATTGATGCGAATGACCAAGATATTGGTACTTGTCATGTTCGTGGTGTTCAAAGTGACCCGAAGGGTATTCGTCTATACATCTTCAAGATTGACATGGACGTTGGTGAGAGTTTCTCTAATGTCGTTAAACTAAGAGATAACGTTCCTTCAGGGGACCCAGACTTCATCCCTGTTGTGACACCCGCCGTTCTTTATGAAGCGTCGAATAACAGCCTGTTATTCCCTCTACCTAATATCACACCAACCAAGCAGTTATCACCAAACCAGTTCACTGCTAACTACACTGCTCAAAGATACTTCAGGGGTCAACCAAACACGTCTGGTGATATTGCTCTTACCGATGGTGTAGAAAGTTCACAATGGATTATTGCTACTGCCAGTGGCGCAATCCTTTCCGATGTACCTGAAAACAACACATACTCGAATCTAGACCCTGCTACTACATATGTCATCGCATACTATGTGGAGTTCACCAACGCAACTGCACGAACCAAAGATGCGACAGATGTAACAGAAATTAGAACAATTACTGCGGCCGACCAAGCTGGTAGACCTATCTTCACAACAAAGGTAGATGGTATCGAATTACAATCTGTCAAGTGGAGATTGGATGGAAGTCAAAATGATTGGGAAGACATCACTCACCAGTTTACATTTGACGGTGGTCAACGTGACAACTTCTATGACCGAATCGTCATCAAACTCAAGCCGGGATACACTATTCCATATAATGGTTCTGACGACACTGAAGTCGAAGTAAAGTATTCCCATTATACCCACGGACAAGATGGACAGTTCTTCTCTGTTAGTTCATACTACACAGAAACCTATGAGTCTATTCCAGACCATACTACTGCGACAGGTCAGGTTATTTCTTTGCGTGACGTATTGGATTTCCGTCCATCTCGTTCAGAGGACGACTTGCAAGAGTTCAACGTAACCGGAGAACTTCCACAAAACGCATCTGCCGTTACAGTGAACCAAATCAACTATTACCTACCACGTATCGATGTGTTGGTTGCCAACGCAACAGACAGTCGTGGTGATATCGGGTTCGGTGAACTACAGGTGATTCAAGGTGAGTCCAATGTAATCCCACGTCAACCAGAGATTCCTACAGGTTCAATGGCGTTATACACATTCCGTCTGAATCCATACACATTTGGTACTGCTGACCTTACTAGCACGTTCATTCCAAACAAACGATTCACAATGAAAGATATCGGTAAGTTGGAACAACGTGTAACAGACCTATTCGAACTAACTACTTTGAGTCTGTTGGAGTCTAACACTAACTCATTGACTGTATTAGATGAGAATGGTAATGCGCGTACTAAGGCGGGTTTCATTGCAGACAACTTTAGTTCATTCATATTCTCTGATATCAACAACCCAGAGTATCGTGCTTCTATTGACCCACAGGGATTATTGAAACCATCTTTCCGCGAGAACTCAATCCGTCTTTCTTATAGTACGGACAATGTTGCTGAGGTCACCAAAAACGGCGATGTTGTAACACTACCATATTCGCATGAACCACTGGTTGAACAGTTACTTGCAACAGGTAAGTTGAACGTCAACCCATTTGCGGTTATCACTCAAACCGGGCATATGGAACTATCCCCATCTTCGGATGAGTGGGTCGAGACTCGAACTCTACCGCCTATCATGCAGACTACCGTACGTCGATTGGAAAACTTCGATGCGGACCTATGGCAACGTCCAGCATTGCGTGACGGTAGAAATTCTAATAACTTCACAAACACGGGTCTGTTTACTACTATACCTAGAAATATATCCTTTAGAGAAACGACTCGTAGTATTCAAGACTTCATCGGTGAACAAGTCGCGAACGTAGAAATCATTCCGTTCATGCGTTCACGTATAATAAACTTCACTGTCAAAGGTCTGCGTCCTAATACCAAGATGTTCGCATTCTTCGGTGACAGGGATGTGAGTTCATGGGTACGTCAAGAAACAACATCATCTCGATTCTCAGATAACCCTACAGAAGTGGGAAGTCAATATGCAAATGAAGAAGAGTACCCATCTGATCTAGGTGGACCAACTCCTTTACAGACAGATGCAAATGGTGAATTGATTGGTACTTTCTTCTTACCTAACACACCATCAATCAACTTTAGAACTGGTACTCATGAGTTCAAGTTGCTTGACGTGAGTGGTGAAGGTAACGATAGTGAATCGACTGCAAGTACTAGTGCAAACTACACATCAACAGGTACCATCGAGTCTATACAAAGAACCATTCGCACCACACGTGTTATTGGTTTCCGTGCTGGTCGTCAAGACCCTCTGGCACAGACATTCTTTGTTGACCAGATAGAAAACCCTAATGGACTGTTTATAACAAGAGCAAAAATCTTCATGGAGAGCAAGGACAGTACAGTCCCTCTTCAAGTACAGATTCGTTCGGTAGAAAATGGTACCCCAACTACACGTATTGTGCCAGGCGCAGTCAAGTTTGTTGACCCTGCCGATATCACAGTGACACCACTTGATAGTATTTCACAAGATGATACAGGAATGTCTACTCTTGTAGAGAATGGTGGCACAATTGTCGAATTTGATGAACCAATTTACTTGACAAGTGGAGAAGAGTATGCTATAATACTACTCGCTGAGTCGGTAGAGTATAATGCTTATATTGCTGAAACCTACGAGTTCTTGGTTGGTAGTACTGACAGTAAAGTCACGAAGCAACCTACGCTAGGTTCTCTATTCCTATCACAGAATGGATTCACATGGACACCAGACCAGACTAAGGACCTAATGTTTACATTAGACCGTGCTGAGTTTGACAATTCGGGTACTCTAGTTCTTGACAATGCATCCTTACCTAAAGTAACTCTAGAGTCTAATCCTATTCAAACTACTATAGGCACTAGTGTAGTTAGAGTCTATCATGAAGGTCATGGATTCACTGAAGGCGATGTAGTATCTATGTCCAACGTTGAGAATGCAATTGGTGGAATACCTTCAACAGATTTTGATGGTACATTCACAGTTCTCAATCCAACATGGGAAGGGTATGGTATCTCTGTTGTAACAACTGCAACGTCTACCGCTCTTGGTGGTGGCGATGATGTGACCGCATCACAACAAGTCTACTTTGATGAGTTTGTACCACAGGTTCAGACTTTGACACCTAATGGGACTAGCATCACTGCCGAATTACGTAACCCAAGCACCATATCTTATGGTAGTGGTCGATCATTCAACCCTGCAAGTTATCAAATTCCGGGCCCAACAGCCGGTAATACCGTATTCTTGAATGACTACAACACAAACACAAGTCCAAGTGTTGTGGCATCCACTGATAATGCTAACGGTCTAGAAACGATGAAGTTTGAACTATCTCTTGAAACTCAAGACAAAAAAGTTTCTCCGTTGATCGACCTTCAACGTGTGTCTGTTCTTGCACTAGAAAATGTCATCGATAACAACGATGCTGCGCAACACATAACTACTCCGGTTGTAATTGACGAAGCGTCTGCTGGACTGAAAATCATCTTTGCTGCTAACCGACCTTCTGGTGCAGACTTCGATGTCTATGTTAGGTCCGCTATTGATGAGGACACATTATCTGAAGTAGACAGTGAAGGTGATTTGCTAATTCCTTGGGTACAAGCTACTATAGACAAGGAACTTCCTTCGGACGACAACACATCAACGTATCGCGATTATGAATACACTGTTGATGTCGACCAGTTTACTGCATTCCAAGTCAAGATTATTATGCAATCTAATAGTTCTTCTAAGATTCCGGTAATACGAGACTTACGTGCAATTGCTCTGATAACAGGAGGTTCGGGTTCCACAGGTTCTACTACCACATCAAATCCAAGTAACAATACTGGTAGTACAAACACCGGCGGTGAAACTAATACTGGTGGCGAAACTAATACTGGTGGCGAAACTAATACCGGCGGTGAAACTAATACTGGTGGCGAGACCAATGAGGTCAGAGACATATCTTCTCTTTTCGCTGAGACCGTTCCAACAATATCAGCAAGTAGCCGAGATGTGGGTAGAGAGTGGTCAGGTACATCTGGTTGGGAACCTAGAGGAGTCAGATTCAATCTTGAGTTCCACCTTGATGGATCGTTGAAAGTCTATAGTCAAGTAAACGCTATGGATATTGGAACACGAACTCTAGTGCATACTAGTCAGTGGTTGGATAGACCTATTCAACAATTTACTGACGGTCCAGATAATAACTTCTTTGACTATCTAGAAAGATTTAGAATTACAAGCACCCTGAAAAAAATCAACGATTATGAAATACCTAATGATAATGATCCGAATGATCCGATCATGTCTCACACAAGTGACAATGTGTCGGTACTTCGAAACAAAACAATCTACGATTTTGTCGGTGACAATTATGCAACCAATGTATCAGTCGCTGGAAGAGGCGAAATGGGTAGCGCAGGGTTCATTCTAGTTGAATCCGATATGTCGGGTGTTAGTGAATCCACACCATATAGTGGTACTGTAGAGATGGACATTAGAGTGTCTCCACCTACTAGTGAGGCATTTGGTGGTGATTTGTATGAACCTGCTGGCAGTGTCACTCAAACACTCACGTTCAATTATGAATTGCCTGTTGGAGATCGTATGACGGTCGATACAGACGAAGGCATCGTTGTAGCTGTTGCTCATGATGGCGTATATTGGGAAAGTGGACTAGACTTCCACGCAATTTATCCATATAGTCCAGAAATGACCTCAGAAGCAGAAGGTCAAGCAACAGTTCAACCAATATTCATTGAAACGGATGCAGCTGCAAATGGTACTCAACATGATGTTAGATTCATAACTTACGGAATGGAAAGACCAGAAGGTCACAATACACACTACTATCCAATAACATACACGTTTGGTCCGGAATGGTCTACTACGGGTACTGTTACTATGGACTATGGTACAGAGTTTGTGAACACGATTACTTCTGAGGCCTCAGGTAACTATAGTGTCAACCTATCCACTACTCACAGTGGTGAGACTTTTGATTGGTTGGATATACCGATCGGTATTCGATACACAGATGAATATAGAGATGCGGGTGGATCAGTAAACCCTGCTTGGCAATCAGAAGATGATGCTCTAGTCTTTCATCACTAAAGGTTTTACATGAAGTCGCATATAAAAGTAGAAGGACATAATAATCTAGTGCGAGATAAACGCTCTGGAGTAATACTAAATACTAACAAAGCCGAAATCGAAAACGCAAGAAAAATCGTGCAAGTGCAAAGAGATCGACAAGATCATATAGACTCATTGACTAATGAGGTCACAAGTCTAAAGAAAGATATGTCGCAAATAAAAGAATTGCTTTTTCGTTTAGTAGAGGATAAAAATGAGCACTAACATACAAGAAGTCAACCTGCGAGACCACATCAACGCAGCGTTCTTGAAAATCAATCAGAACTTCGCTGCTCTGGACATAGACAAGTTGACAGAGGAAGAAGTCAATGCTCTGATTTCAGCGGCACTTTCTGAGTTTGATGCTGGGGTCGATGCTGCACAGGTCCGTGCTATTATTGAAGGCGCTGAATTGGACATGGGTGGTAATAGGGTCCTCTTTGGTAATATGTACCCTAATGTTGCAGACCTACCAGACCCTTCTACTTATCACGGTATGTTTGCACACGTTCATAATACTGGTAAGGCATACTTTGCACACAACGGAACTTGGGTTCAACTCGCTAATATCGGTGATGTTGGTGGTGGTGGTGGACCAGGCGGAGATGGTGCAACAGGTACCTCATCTTTCCAAGCAACCATCTATACTAGGTCAAATGAACAACCACTAACACCTAGCGGTGGTCAGTATACGTTCTCCGCTAATGGAAATCAGGGTTCACTCGAAACACCTATTGATGACAATGACCCAGTTGAGGTTACTTGGAGTCAATCTATTCCAGCTCCAGATGGTGGAAAAAACGTCTGGGCATGTACATATAGGTTTGTAGACTTTCAATCAGAAACCGACACTATCGTTGCCGGTAATTGGTCTACACCATATCTAATTGGTGGACCACCAGTAGACGCAGACTCGGTCGCTTCATATGCACAACTGTCTGCGTACAAAAGGTCAACAACTGAACTTACTGCTCAAGATACACCAACAGGCGGTCAATTCAGGTTCAGTACAAGATTCTATGTAGCGCCTACAGGGTGGGAAGAGTCTGAATATAGTGCCGAGGGCGAACTCTATGTAAGTTCAGGTATTGCAACAGATGCAGACGGTGACCTAGATGACAACATCGTTTGGTCGGACCCAGTACGATCTTCAACAGGAACAAATGGTCGATCGACCGTAGAGAAGGCAGTATACCGAAGAGTCACGGCAGAACAATACGCATCACTTGATAACACTTGGGAAGAGGGAGACGCATTCCCATCAATACCTAAACCTACTGGCGGTGCTTACATTTGGTCTTCCGATGGTAACTATTTCGACGACGACGGATCACAAGATTATCCAGAGTTATCCTCTCCTTGGGTTTCTTCACAGAACTCTATCGTAGGACAGCCGGGAGATGTTTGGTCTTCTGTATACTCATTTAGTATAGAAGGTGATATAGGTATCGATGTTGTTAACGGTCAGTGGAGCGACCCAGTTCCTCAGATTTTAGAGACAGTATCTACATATCGCAAATCTCTATTCACTAGAACTGTCGAAGGTGTTGTACCAGATCCGATCGGTTCTAACACGGTAAGATATAGTTTCGATGAAAGTAGATTCCTTTCACCAAGTGGTGACCCTACTGACTATGACGGCACAATTGTTGACGGTACTTCAAGTCCTCAGAACTGGTATGAAATTCCACCACCAGAATTAGATGCTTTGGACAATCGAAGAAACCTTTGGGAGTCTACTACTTTAGCGACTATACGAGGAAACTATGGTCTGGACAACAGTCTAGTATTCTCTCCGCCTAAGATGGTGACTAAACACGCTATCGATGGTGGCGAAGGTCAACTTGTCACTCAACTGACAATGTATATCAGAGACGATTCTGTAAATGGTCCTGCTACACCGTTACCATCGGACGGTATCGAATTCAACTTCACACAAAAATCATTTACACTACCAAATGGATATGCATGGTCTAAGACGGTACCTGCAAATCCAACAGGTCAGAACATTCAACTATGGACAACTGTAGGTGTTGCGTCGGTCGTTAACGACCCAGAAGCAACAACTGACCTAATTGATAATTCGATTGAGTGGGATGCCCCAGAGAGAACCTCATCTGGTGCTAACGGTGCCGCTGGTAAGTCCACATTCCTATTACGTGTTGTAACGCGTACAGTAAATAAGGGAGATGCTGGACCATCTACTCCAGTAGGCGGTTCTGTAGACTTCACAGGAGAAGGCACCGTCACAATGCCTACAGACTCAAACGGAAATTATCTGTGGTTTGATAGTGTCGGTGAAATGAATGACCACAACAGTGGTGTGGGTTATAATCCTAGTGGTAAGATATGGGAAACTCAGGCAGTTTTCTCAGTCATAGGTGAGACCGGAACCGACACTATTGTAGATTGGGCCACTCCTTATGAAGACCATAATAACGGTGAAGATGGTCTTACCACATACAGCGGTTTCTTGTATAAGAGAGGCGTTAGAACTTCTACTTTCACTAAACCACCTGCAAATACGATCGACTACAATTTCGGCACTGACAAATTTGTATTCCCTAGTGGAAACAACTATAATGGTTGGTACGAAGAACCACCAGAAGCACCTACTGATCATAGTAAACCCGCTTTGTGGAGAGTCAAAACATTAGCGTCATCACAGGGTCTTTCGGGCACCGATACCACTTTGACTTGGGGTGACCCAACACTATACTCAGTTGACCCAGACCCAGCAACAGTAAATCCATCGGACGTACCACAAGTCGATAGTGGATATGTTTACTTCTACAGAGAGTATAATTCAAACCTTTCTGAATCGGATAATGAGAACTTATCAAGTACAGTTCCGAGTCCACCTACAGCATTATCATATAGTTTCTCTGGTAGTGGTAGTTTCTCTGGTGGTGGATTTGCTCAAGGTCCAAATGGGGAACCACCATTATGGTCTTTGAGTCCACCAGATAACTCTAACCTAACGGGAACATTATACGCTTCAAGATATAGAGTGTTTGAAGATACCGCTAATGGTGGTACTGCAACAGGGGGTAATATTGTCTTTAGTACACCATTTGTGAACTATAGTTTTGTTGGACTGGTAACCTTCCAGAACTTCAACCAAGAGTTGGGCGATAACTTCACTTCGGCAGTTACAACAATTGACGGGGGTCTCATCAAAACAGGTAAGGTCCTTGCAGAATACATTCAAGCGGATGAATTAGAAGTCCAAGCTGCAAAGATACAGGGTACACTTACTGCAACTCAAATTGATGCTACTAGTCTAACCGTTGAGGCTGCGAACATAACAGGCACACTTACATCGAATCAAATTGATGCTACTAGTCTAACCGTTGAGGCCGCGAACATAACAGGCATACTTACATCGGATCAAATAGATACTAGTGGTATAACTATAGGTGCAGCAACCAGTCTCAACACAACCCAAGCGCCGGGATATGTTGCAGAGGGTTCTCGAATGGAAATAACCAATGACCAAATAAATATATTTCAAAATAGTGCCCGAAGAGTAAGGTTGGGACTATTAGATTAAGTGGAGAAATACATGTTTTATGTTTTATCGAGTCATAACATATATGCACTCGAACGTCAATTCAAAACGTTGCCTAAAAACGAAACAACCGTAATTATAAACACATTGAATGACAAGTTTAGAAAACAAGCAGAAGAGTACTGTAAAACAGAAGAAGTTCGGTACTTTATAACAGAAAGTGATGGTACTGCCGCTACAGGTAAGAATAGTTTTCTTGATCAATTTGATATAGATAATATACCATATGCAGTATTGATAGACGGAGATGACTATCTAACTCCAAGAGGAGTTAAACGATATCGGAAACTATCAGAACAAGAAGACGCTCCAGATGCGGTTATCTTGATTAATCAAGTCAATATAATATCTTCAGATATTGAAAATAGAAGTCAAGATAAAAACAGACTCGAAGATGATATAAATGGACAACCATTTAAGTGCAGTCAACCTTCTACAGTAGTTGACTGGGACGCTTTATCAAAGGGTGCATTGATATCTGATAATATGTCTAACGCCACAGAAAAAGATGTCGAAGATTTCTGCGCTTATATTAGAAATCTTCAATATGGAATGGGGATAGATGAAATAAGCACTAGACTTGTGTTTATGTCAAGAAAAGTAATTCCCTATAGGTTTAAGAGTTTGACGGTAGGTGAAGATACTCTTCAATATCTGGAACTAAAGAATGCACATGACAATGGAAAAATTGTCATGAAAGCAAATGATGAAAATAATCCAACATACATGTACGATGTGCGTATATCAGGGATTGCAGTACCAGAAAGTCACAAAAACAATGGTAGAGGATTTTTATCTTGGATGAAAACCCTATCTGTAGAAATAGAAAATTTAAAGGCGCACAATAAACTACATAACACACGCGTTCCTTTATTGGAGTTATAAATGTCAAATAACTATGGTCTAAAAATTTGGACTGCAGCTGCATATCTTTCGTTTGATTCGAATGTTATGAAATCTTATCCCAGAATAGTATCTTCTGGTGATTTTTACTTGGGTAACAATCAAAGTCAAACTGTTACTATTCCGACAGGATATGATTACGTATATGTAATGGGCCCAACTAGAGCTGACTCAACTCCTTTTCAACTGACGTATAGTAGCACTCCGGGCGTTGGATACACGTCCTTTACCGTAAAAAATATCAGCGGTCTTAGTGCAACATATGGTTATAATGCAATTATTTTATAGGTAAAAAGATGTCAGATTACGGATTAGAAGTAAAAAATGCCAGCGGGCGAGTATTATTCGATAGTCGAAAAACTGGACGCGGCACCTTTCAGTATAGGAAAGGTACTGTCGCTATGGGCGCTACCTTATCATGTAAAGTAAGTGACATGCTCTTATTCAACATTGATAGACCACCGGCTGGTACAAATGTCACATCAGCAATTGTCACTGGAACTAAAACTCAAAACGGCACCGACTTAGACTGGGTGTTTAACGGGGGGTACAACAACGTTCCTGTGAATTATGTTATATTGAGGGACGCTGCAACCGCCGGAGCGCAACTGGGTTCTAATCATGGATTACAATGTAACGACCTAACCGCTAATGGATACACAGGACCTGTAAGTTTTGATAGTAGAATGTTTAATTCTTCTGAAGGGGAGATTTCAATAGACCCAAATGAAATCTATTTTGGTGCCTTTGGACATGGTCAGTACGTAAGTTCAACAACTATCCACAACGGCGTACAAAAAACAGGATGGAATGGTTGGGATGGAACCGATTATTATAACGCTGGAGTATGTGAGTTCTCATCTGTATCATATTACATTAGAAGATTTGGGTTACTGTTTAGCACTACTAATACAAATGGTAGTTATCAACAATTGTATGCCGCGAATTATGGTCAATATGGAAATCCACCTTACTCCACAATTCAAGGTTCGATTATTACTGTAACTTCGCGAGCTTATGCTGGCGCAGTATATGCATTCAGTGAAACTGCTAGCTCGGGAATGGGTTTCCAGAACCATACATATGGTAATATGTTTCAACCGATGTATATTGGAAAACCTAGCACTGATCTTGGTCTATATCAACCTGAAGAAGTTTTCCCAGTTGGTCATCCACTCAACCCTTAACATAAGTATAAATAAATTTTATTTGGAGTAATATACAATGCACCCTATAGTCGCCATTCACGAAGCAGACGGCGTTATTAAAAGAACTGATATGGATTCCGGAATCTATCCCGCTGATGGAGAGACGCTAGACCATTTTCATTATATACATAGAATCTATGATTTAGAAGGATTGACTTCCGGAGAATTTATAAACACCCGTGTTTGGGATGAAGATAGTGATGCGTTTATCCCCGTTCCTCGAAAACCAAATGCATATGCCAGCTGGGATAAAAACAATTCGAGATGGACTTGGGATACAGAGCTGGTTTTAGTTGAAATAAGAGTTGAAAGAAACCGTCGATTGATGTACAGTGACTGGATGGTAATGCAAGATTCTCCGTTATCACAAGGAGATAAGGACATAGCAGTACAATATAGGACCACTTTGAGGAACTTGCCATCAACACTAGACATGGATGTAGTAATGTCTGTAGATGACGTTATATGGCCAGACTCTCCATTTTAAAACAAATATGAAATAATTATAAAAATGTGCCTAGACCTCGTTTATGCACATTTTTTTTATTATAAATAAAGTACGTCATTAACCAAAATAAACTTTAACTTTAGCTAAAGAGAGACGATATCGTGTCAGCATCTAGTATACCACTAAAACTAAAAAATACCGATGGTGACCTACAGGAATTCACTCCAGCAGAAGAGATGTATCTTGCTGTAAAAGTGGGTGAAGCATTAGCGGAGGCCTCCGCTGGTGATGTCGGTGACATCAGTCTAACCAATGGTACAAACATAGGTTCTTTTGTAGATACGTACTACAATGAACCAGCGGGTACACACCCGATGTCTGCTATCACTGGCACAAGTGTAACTACAACCTTGAAACAGGTTGCTGGTTCCGCGAGTGAATCTGGTTCTGATTTTGCCCGTCCTGTCGGTTATTACGCAGATAACGCAAATCCTGGCTTCTACGAAATGGTAGATGGGGATTTGGATAATCTGACAAATCGTGCACTAAAAAACATGGAGACTCTAGGTCTTCAAGGTGCATTCGAACTTTCAACTACCTCGCCAGGTAGTGATTGGATTAAACACATCGATAATGTGTTTGCCGATACACATGGTGATGGTACAACAACTCAATATCATATCTGGAAACGAACTGCACTTGCAACTCCACCATCTGGTGTAGTTACTACACGTCCAGTCGCAACAGATTATGATGGAACTTCATTCAGCGGTCTGAGAGAAATGACAGACGCACAGATCAAGTATACACTTGGTCAACGCGCTAAGTCACTCCGAGCAACAGCAGGTGCGATTGGTTCATACCAGTTGCGTTCATCTGCACAAGGTGCTCCAACTCTAGCAGGTACATGGGTACCACGAGGTTCTGCCTCTAACACCCGTCGTACTATCGTTGATGTCGCATATTCTCGTACTCGTAACTCCGCGTACACTCGTACAAGGATTTCTGCATACAGTCGCAACCGTATTTCTACTTACACTCGCAATAGCACGGACACTTTCGCTCGTACTTTTGTTGGTAACTATACAGGTGCATATTCTCGCGACTTCGTAGGTAACTACTCCCGTGACTTTGTAGGAAATTACGCAAGGACTCGCGTATCATCATATACACGTAACAGACTAACTGCATTTACTGGTTATTTTGCCGGTACTTACAACCGTTCACGTGTTTCTACGTATGTCAGAAACCGCATCACACCATTTACTGGTACATTCTCACGTACTCGTGTGTCATCATACACCCGTGGTCGTGTATCAACTTATGCGGGAACTTACTCACGTACACGCAGTTCTGCTTACACAGCAGACTACACCCGTACTCGCGTATCATCATACACTGGAACTTATGCGGGAACTTATTCCCGTAACCGTGTATCTGCATATGCCGGTACTTATTCACGTAACCGTGTTTCTGCTTATGCTCGTACTTCAACTCGTACACGTGTCTCTGCATACTCTGCGGATTACACACGTACTCGTGTAACTAACTATACTCGTGATCGAGTCACTAACTTTGCTGGTGTTTATTCTCGTGCACGTGTTTCATCATACACACGTAATCGTGTAACTAACTTCGCTGGTAACTTTGTAGGAAACTACTCACGTGGATTCGTAGGAAACTACTCACGTGGATTCGCAGGCAACTACTCCCGTGGTTATGCCGGTGATTTCGTAGGTAACTACGCTCGTGTTTCTACTCGTACATCTACTCGTACACGTTATTCTGCATATGCCCGTACGTCAACACGTACTCGTTACTCTGCATATGCCCGTGACCGTGTAACTAACTTTGCTGGTAACTTTGTAGGAAACTACTCACGTGTATTTGTTGGTGACTTCGTAGGTAACTATTCACGTAACTTTGCTGGTAACTATGCTGGTGACTACACTGGTAACTATGCAACTACCTTTACAGGCGATTTCGTAGGTAACTATGCTCGTGGATACGCAGGCAACTTCGCTGGTGATTACGTAGGTAACTATTCACGTGACCGTGTAACTAACTTTGCTGGTGATTTTGTTGGTAACTATGCAACAACGTTCACAGGTGATTTTGTTGGTAACTATGCTCGTGGATATGCTGGTAACTATGGCGGTAACTTCGTAGGTGAATATACGCGTAACTCTACTCGTACATCAACACGTGTCTTCGATTACACACGTAACTCAACACGTACATCAACACGTACACTAAATTATACTCGTACATTGTACTATGTCGGTGACTTTACTGGAAACTATGCGCGTAACTATTCTGCTGCATATTCTCGTACTCCATCATACACTCGTACACTATACTATGCGGGTGACTTCGTAGGAAACTATGCGCGTAACCGTGCATTCTCATATGTCGGTAACTATGCTCGTACTAGTACAACAGGTGTAACATACACTGGTAACTATGGTCGAACTCGTACTGGTAACTACACTGGTAACTATGGTCGAACTCGTACTGGTAACTACACTGGTAACTATGGTCGAACTCGTGCCGCAACATATACTGGTAACTACGGTCGTACTTCAACACGTACACGTAACGCAACATATACTGGTAACTACGGTCGTACTTCAACACGTACGCGTTACTCTGCATACTCTGCGAACTACACACGTAACCGTGCATACTCATTTGTTGGTGATTATGTAACTGGATACCCATTCGTAGGTAACTATACTGGTAACTTTGAAAGAAGCCGCGTTGCAACAACAAGCTACACTCGTAATATTTCTTCTACTCGTACATCTACACGTACATCTACACGTACATCTACAACAGGAAGTGGTAACGGTGAAGCTGGTGGTACTCGTTACGTCCTTAATGGAACTTACCATAACTGGCGAGTGAATGCAAGTCCGTACAGTAACACTGGTACTCTTATAGTCTACAACTTCGGTACAATAAGATTCCAACAAACATATAGTCACTATACTACCGCAGTGGGCGTAATGAGCGTCGTTTACTCTCACCCATATGGTTCAACCACATACTACAGAGACACTAACTGGGCATCCACATCTAGTTATCAGTGGAACGCTTCATATGGTACAGCAGCTCCAGGCGGTTCTTCATATGCTGGTAACTTTGCTGGTAACTTTGTAGGTAACTATACTGGTACTGCCTCTTATAGTAGGAGTGTCACATATACTGGTAACTACGAACGTACTTCAACGCGTACGTCTTCTCGTACAGTAAACTACCAACGTACTCGTACTGGTAACTATACTGGCGACTATACTGGTAACTACAACCGTGGATTCGCTGGCAACTTTGCTGGTGATTACTCTCGTAACCGCGCTGCATCTTATGCTGGTAACTTTGTTGGTGATTACTCTCGTAACCGCGCTGCATCTTATGCTGGTAACTACTCACGTAACCGTGCATTCTCATATGCTGGCAACTACTCACGTAACCGTGCATTCTCATATGCTGGTAACTACTCACGTAACCGTGCTGCAACGTTGTACTACACAGGTGACTACGCTCGTACTCGTGCTGGTAACTATACTGGCAACTATGCTCGTACTTCTACGCGTACTTCTACCAATACTGGTTACTACACTCGTACATTGTACTACACAGGTGACTACGCTCGTGCGTTCACTCGTAACCGTGTTCAGACATTTACCAATACTGGTAACTACACACGTACTGGATACTATGCTGGTGACTACACTGGTAACTATACTCGTACTCTAGGATACGCTGGCGACTATGTCGGTAACTATGCTCGTACAAGTACTCGTACATCTACACGTACTCGTTACTCTGCATACGCAAGAACTCGTGTGACTAACTATGTTGGTGACTTTACGCGTAACCGTGTAACTAACTTTGCTGGTAACTTCGTAGGTAACTACGCAAGAACTTCTACTCGAACTTCTACTCGCGTCCGTTACTCTGCATATGCCCGTACACGCATCACTAACTACGTTGGTGACTTTACACGAGTTTCAACACGCACATCTACACGTAACCGTGGTTCTGCTTACGCACGTACACGCGTAACTAACTACACTGGTGATTTCACTAGAGATCGCGTAACTAACTTTGCTGGTAACTTCGTAGGCAACTACGCTCGTGGATATGCCGGTAACTTCGTTGGTAACTACGCACGTGGATATGCAGGCGACTTCGCTGGTAACTACACTGGTGAGTACACTCGTACATCTACACGTACTCGTTACTCTGCATACGTACGTAACCGAATTTCGGTATACACTCGTAACCGTGGA